ACCTTTACCGATGTCATCAATTTGGACATCACGGCTGGTCTGCATACGCTCCACATAGCTCTCCACAGGGTTCTCTGTGAGCCGTGAATAGCCCTTAGAGGCGTATTCCATGGTAAGTTCCACACCCTCATCTTCAAGCGCCTTAGCGGCCCTCATAGCGTCATCCATCTGTACGGTAAGTGCAGGACCGTTAATGGGATCCACTAATGCTTGTTGACCAAGTACAGCAGCTTGTTGTTGAACTGCTTCCTTCTCTCCTTCAATCTCAGATAGACGGACAGCAGTTGCAGGGTCAGCATTGTTGGTAATTTCTTCAGCTTTGTACGCCTTAGCTGTAGCATCATTTGGTTCAAACCAATGCATAACACCACGCTTACCAGCTTTCAAAGCTTCAAAACCATAACCAATCAAATCACCTACAACATTAAGAGCACCAGATTCATAAACATTACGCCAACGTCTTACTTGAGGAGATTCCCCATCTTGGTTAATAAGACCAGGTATAACAGGAACCCAAGGTGCTGCCTTATGGATAAACGTAGTGAAGGTCTCATCACGTTCAGCTTGATCACTGAGAAGGTTAACACCAACATCAGCAGTAGCAGTAAGACCTAGTGTTGCAAGACCACGTGTAAGACCACCAGAACCAGTCACCTTAGTAGCAAGTTGAGCACTACCTTGTCCAGCAATAATGGATGGAAGAACAATAGAAGCAGCTTCTCTAACCTTTTGGATAGCAGGGTTACTAAACTTGGTGTACTTATCCCAAGCATCATCAATACCTTGAGCACCAGGAATACGTCCTACTGCATCCATACCGAAGTCAATAAGACCCATACCAAGAGAACCCATACGTTCCAAGGTACGTGTAGCATAAGCACCTACATCTTCACCAAGAGTAGCGTTTGGATCTCCACTACCGTAGATAAAACCAGAACCTCTATTAGGTTGAGGTTGACCTGCACCCGTCATCTGTCCCCTAGCTTGTGCCTCAGGACCTTTAACAGGTTGTACATTACCAGCAGCTTGATTCTCCTCAGGTGTCTTCTCACGGAATACAGTCTCAGGTGTTTGCGTACTAGCTTCAGCTGGTGTTACCTGTTGTTCATAGGCTTCCAGCTCTTCATCAGTATAAAAGGGGGATTGTGTCATGTAGCTTTACCATGTAAGAAACTGAAACGCCTGCCATCAGGCAATTGAATAACCACTTTATCACCATGAACAGTCGAAGTTTTACTGACTATTCTAGCTCCATTCTTAATGAACAGTTTTGTACCCTTAGCAGTGGGGTAATCAATACCATGAGAACCACGAGCCACATGTTGATCAAAACTATCACCTCTACCAGGTAGCTTCTGTTTCAAAGCACCAAGGGTAATACGACCAAACTCAGGGTCATTGATCTCTACAAAGTTATCGAGAGCATTCTCAGTAAAGCGAGCACCACCTACTTGTTTCACATCCAAGTGTTCACCAGTAGATGTAGGGCCAATGTCACTAGTAATATAAGCAAGGGTAGGTGTCATATGACCTTGATTACGTGTAGGGGAACTAGGAGCTGAGAAGGGTTGATCAACATTAACACCTTGACCTCTCATCACACGGATAACCTTATCCACATAGTCAGACTCACCACCTGCATAACCAGCAGCTGCAATAGCTTGCACTGCTTCACGTGGTGTCTTAGCTTTCGCTAGACCAGGTGCATAACGCTTATCCTTCATTAGTTCAGTGAAGTCTTGAGCTGATTCCAATACAGAGTTGTAATCCCTCCAACGACTACCATTCATTAATGTACCACCACCACTGTAATCTTTAATGTTAAACACATTATTTTTACCAGAGTGATACTTACCCCAACCACTTTCAAGTGCCCACATACCAGCCATCACTTGTGGGAATTGGAACCCAGAAGCTTGACCAAGTGCAATAACATCTTGGAAGCCAGCTTGACCAACACGTACAGTAGCAGGAGCATTACCACTACCAATGATGGCAGTGTTCAGGTTATCTTGAGTAAGACGGTTGTTCTCAAAGATACGTTGCAGTCGGGGATCATTAATAGATTGCTTAACTGCTTGTACAGCACCAGGTTGAATCTGTTGAGTATAGCCATGCTTCTTAAGTTGAGCATTGACAATATCCTCAGCAGTATATTGACCCTTACTAGCTTTAGCATATTCCTGGAACACAGGAGGAATTGATACACTCTTACCTGCTTCCAAACGTTGTGCAATACTAGCAATAACACCAGTACTAACAAGGTTAGCACGATTCATTACACCAGGATCCTTACCAAATGCAGCAGCAGCTGATTCAGTATTGATTGCTCTTAGACCAGTAGGAGCACCTGCATGATTACCTGGAGTGAACTTATTATAGAATGCTTGGGTACCATTTGCATCAGCAGAAGTAGTCAGTGCAAATACACCAGACTTATTGTTGATCATATTCAACACATCTAGTCGTGCCTTCTGAGCAGCCTCCGGAGGTGACATGGCACCATTCTTAGAGTACGACTTAAGACGCCTGTGATACTCCTTCAAAGCAAAGCTAGTGGCTTGAATGTGACTTACATGGGGTGTACGATCAGTACTATCACCAATCAAGTTAAACTTCAATGCACCACTAAATTCCTGCTCAATCTCCTTAGATGTGATACCCGTGTTATCACGAGCATCAGCTAGTTCCTTAGCGAATGGCTTCCACTTTTTACGTACTTCAAATGGGATACCAGCAGCATCCACATCTTCTAGATTTAACGTACCGTTCTCATAAGCTTCTGTAAATGTATCATTCCAGAAGTCTTCATTTTGTTGTTCAGTACTACTAGCAAGATACGTTTGAAGACGCTCAGTTGGGATACCTTCTTGGCTAGCTTTTTGAATGATAGATTTGAGTGTATCTTCACTACCATCCCATTCATTCTTTACCCAATCAAGGAGTTGCTTCTCTGACTCCTTACCCATTCTACGCTCTTCTGTATCCTTTGCCTGATGCTCTCGTTCAGTATCAGCTTGACGTTGAGACATTAGAGAGTCATAGTCACGAGGGAAACGATCCCTCCAACTACCTTGATCAGTCTGTGCTTCATTAAGGATACGATCTACATCAGCATTAGTGAACAACGTGGTATCACTAAGCAGTTTATAGATCTCATTCTTAGCAGCAGTACGACCCATAGGAGTCCTACCATCAGAATCATAGGTACGGGAAATGGTGTTAAATGCTGCAGTAAGTGATTCTCCATTCTTTGTACGGATGAAATCACTTGTAGCATCATCTCTCATCATGGATGATTTATTAGCTACATCAGATCGACGTGCAGACTCAATTTGAGAGTTAACAGCACCACGCATCTTAACTAGGTACTCACCCATAAAGTCATACCTAAGACCAAACACTTGATTGTTGGTAAGGTAGGATTGCAATAGTTCAGGGGTAGCAGCAGCCCTTTCAGCAGCTGTATGCAAACCCCGTTCTTCATATTGCTCCTGGAGATATGATGGGAACTCAGCAGTAATAAGCTCCATATGAGCCCTTACACGACCAACATCCCTAGCCTTATTACCAGTGAGTAGGTTAGTAACAACACCAGGATCTACTCCTCGTTGCTGTAAGCCTTCTGCAATCTTATCACTAGTTTCACCAGCTTGATTAAGAAGTGCTTGAGTGTTGTCTATGTTAGATTGTTGTTGTGGTGAAAGACCACCATTCTCCATAACCTCCAAATAACCATTAAGAGTAGATTGTTCATCTTGTTGCTTCTTAATGGCAGTGACAGTATCAGCAATAGTGGAGCTGAACTTTGTTAAACCTTCTAATGTTGATAGTGCATTCTGACCACGTATGGCTGCATTTTGAATGCTGATCCTAGCGTTAGCATCTTCTGCTTTAAACCTAGTCTCTCGTAGTTGTTGTTTCCAACGATAATCTTTGTCACGGTCCTGCTGCTCTGTAGCAAACTTGCGCTCTAAAGCTGCACCATATCGATCTCTTACCTGTTTAATCTCCTGACGGTTCTTATCCATACCACGTATGATACGTTCGTCACGAGCTGCCATTTGACGCAACCCTTCCGTAGGAGCATTAACAGGATCGAAACCTACACTACGGGCGTACCCTCTGTAATTGACTTGATCCATTTCTCAGTGATTAAATTTTACTTACCAGCAGCATAAATACTACCAAGACTGCCCATCAAACCAACACCTGCATTCAACCAAGACCCAGTAGAAGAAGTCATAGCACCTTCAACAGGCTTAGGTCCGAAGTCATACTTAGTAGGTTTACGCGGCTTAAGGAACTTAGTCTTCGGTGTTTTAAGTGGTTTGGGTGGTGTAGGTAGACGTTCAGGCTTCAGCATACGTGATGCATTAGCAGCAAGATCAGCACCAAACTTATCAGTAGAAATCTTACGCATAGCAGCTTGTGTATCAGCCCGAGCACTTAACAATGATTCAGCAAGGATAGCTTGGTTACGACCAAGGGATGCTAGTTCAGCTTGACCAGCTTTCTCAGCACTTCTCCCCTGTTGACCCTTAACAGCAGCAGCCCCTTCAGACTGTATAGCTTTAAGGATAATGTCTTGGTTTTGGAATGCTACTTCCTTGGTAGTATCCTCTAGTTTACGATACTCCGCTTCATTAGCTACCTTCTGTGCCATAGCATTGAAGGTGAGCTGTTGATCGGCGATCTCATTAGACTTATTAAATTGCCTCATTTGAGAGGCATATTCAAAGTCTTGAATCTTTAGGTTATACTTCCAATCTTGTAGGTTGGTAGCATCCTGCCACTTACGAGTAGTTCGTTCATTCCTTTTATTCATCCGCCACTGATCTCTCGCGTGGCGGTAATCTAGTCTGGTAGTTTTCTTACCGTATTTCCAGTTAAGGCGGTTCTGTTTATCTGTAGCTCTTTGTGCATCATTAGCGGCATCAGCTTCAGCTTGCCCACCAATACCACCAAGGATAGCACCACCAATAGCTAGACCTGTACTAATTAAATCCATACCTAGCTCCTCGCAAAGAATCCAGGTGAGTATTGTCCCTCCCATTGCATAGCCACAAGACTAACAGGGAATGGAGTATTTGAAGTAACTTTCATTGTGTAGTTATCTGGCCTCTGATAAATGGGAACTTTATAAACATATGAATCTCTAAATGGTGAGGTATCTGCAGTATAGAAATCAGCAATCCTTGCACCATCAATGCTCCTCCAAGCCGCTCTACTGCGATCTAGGATACTGAAGTACACATCACCACCTAAGCCCGTGTAGAAAGCCATACGGGAGGTAGTAGTGACTGCTGTGAAGTCAACTCCAGCTTCACCCATTGAGTAATAATAACGGGGAAGAGTGACCTCCATATCATACTCATATCCAACGTAGATGAAGTTATTAGAAACATCACCAGGGATAGTGAAGTAGTTACCACCACCATCAGTCAACACTTCTACCAAACCGTAGTAACCTGATGCAGTACCAGGACTACCTGTCTTCTGAAGACCTACTACAAAATTAATAGATTTTGTAATATCAAAGTAGGTAGGTAGGTAAACTTTCGTTGTCTTAGTTACAGAGTCATATGACGGTGCAGTAGGAGGGGTAGGGTTAACAATAGAAGAATCAGTTACTTCACACCAAAGATCCATATGGGGATCCACAGTATTACCAAGACTATTGATAAGACCACCAGTAGTAGGTGATAACACAAGGTTATGTTGAGTTACATTATACCCAGTAGAATCACTACTCAGCACATACAAGATATCATTCTGAATATCTGTATGAATTACATTAGCTGGTAGTACCCACTTAACCCAGGAGGATAATACCCTCTCATCACCCTGTTCAAAGAATCTAAACAGGTACATGATCTTAGATGTATTACCTGAACCAACCCAAAGACCATTCTGTGAACTACCAGTTGTATGAGTAATAGTACGAGGAATCCATTCAGGTACAAGCTTACTGGATTCATTCACAGAAGGTGTTTCTCTTTGACCCCGTGTAAAGATCTCAAAGGCTCGTGTCCAACTTTGGTTCCTACTAGCATAAAGTACTGTAGAACCTAGATCAACAGGTTTGAGGTACCGATCACATTCGTAATTAGCAATAGTCCTAATGGTCACATCAGTAGCAATCCACGGTCCATTCTCAGATTCCATAAGGAACTGTTGACTATCACTAAACAAGAGTAAGCCCTGAGTGATTGGTGTAACCGAACGGACAACAGCTGGTTTAATACTAGCACAGCTAAGGTCAATAGGATCCGCAATACCAAGTACTGTAGCAGACTTATGATAGAAGTTATAGTAGTCCCCAGCTTGGGACATAGAGACATTATCTTCAGTCAGGAATCCCAATCTATTCTGGAACAGGAATATATCCTGAATAGTGTTGTTCACAAAGGAGGGGTGAGAGTTAGAGTCATCATCACCAACCAATCGTGGTTCCCACTTAAGAGCTAATGTGTTGATAGTTACAGACCCATCTAAGAACGTAGCAGTAAAGACAAGTGGAGATAGTGTATCACGAATCAAAACAATAGGCATTGTCTGTTCGTTAATACCAGGACTAACAGAAGGTGATACAGTCTCCTCCCAATAACCCTTACCACTATTACTATTCTCTGCTACAAACTTCAAGTAGAAGTCATCTTTATCTGCATTAGTGTTGGTTACCTTAACGACTTGATTATGCTTACCTTGCTCAGGTAGACGTGCAAATGTATCTACTGCATCCTGGAAGAACCGAAGAGCCTTACCATCTACACCAGCCGAAGCTGAGACAGTAGTACTAGAGCTAAAGGTTAGGTAGATCGTGTTATCAATAATAGTTTTAGTAGCAAATCCACCAGTGATGGCACCACTAATACCATTGGTAACATCAGCCAATTTAATTGGTGTGATGGGTGCTCCAGGACTAGGTTGTGCAGGTACAGGTCCAGAAGTATATGAATAAGTAGTACCGCCAATAGTTACACTGTAGGTAGTATCATACTCAACTAGGTTGACAACAATAGTTGCTTGTAGATTTGGTGTAAAAGTAGGAGTAGCTTGAGCTGTTACAACCTTCTCACTGTTAACGATATAGGTGAAGTCGTTAATGGTAAGAGTTTTGATATTACGGGGATCAGTAGCAGTTAGGTAAGTTTTAACTGCTGCTTCCTTACCAGCTGGATAATTAACTGTAGCTTCGTTACCTGTCAACAGGTCCCAAACTCTAGGTACTCCACTAGATGAGATAGTAGAGAGATATTTCTCATCGTTATCCCTAAAGATACTAAACCATGCTTGAGTGTCTGAAGTACTGGCAGTTAGACCATTCAGCTTACTAGTGAACTTACCACCAGGTCGTTTGATCATTCCTAGGGTAACGTCAGGATAGCAATTCAAAGCTTCCTTTACTTGCCCTAAAGCCATCTTCTCATCGGCTTGTTGTGATACACCACCAGTGTAAAGAGGGATGCGTTGAGATACTGCTGTCATCGTGAAAGAGCTTTGAATGGTTGATAGCTACTGTAGAACCCATCACCTTTCCTAAATCCAAACATGGTGTAATCACCTTCGTTGCATTCATATTCAAGGCAGTTAGCTCTACGCCACGTCTCAAAGGACGCCAATGATTGAGTTAGATTGACATCACCAACAAGTCTAATAGCACAACGTGTAGCAGCTCGTGATGTGATGTAATCACGGAAGACTTGAGGAAGATCAGGAAATTCTTGATACCACAACACATCAACTGAATATGTCTTAGTGGTATCCCATACATCTGTATGAGCAATCTTGTCATACAAACGACCGTTACGAAGAACGGTATCATAATTAGTATTGTCTAATGTATTACTAAGGTCTAGCTGTAACATACCAGCACTTATAGACAAGTGTCCATTAGTATCAGGTACCATAGGATATTCAAACTCTCGATTGAATGTCCAACCTTCAGCTTGTACCTCCCTAGAGACTTGCAGAAGTGTCTCGTATGCAATTGCAACTTCCGGGTTGATTACAGCCTCGACAGTTGTTCCATCTTCATAAGTGATGGTCTGAGCCTCGATGGTGGTTACAGGCGCCTGACCAATAGACGATAGGATTTCATTAACAGCTTGGAGTGTAGCTTGAGCGTTATTGGTGAACGGCATAACAATATTGTTATTGAAGGAATAAAAAAAGGGGACCCCCGAAAGGATCCCCCATAAAATCAGACGTTAGCGATGTTGCACTCAACGCCTGCATAAGCAGTCCGCAGACCCTTGGTGGTCGAAGCCACAGCAGAGTCAGCAACAGCAGAGCCATACCCAAAGCGGGTCTTGGCTACAGAAATACGAACAGCGTCAGTCGTGCAGACGCCGTTATTGCC